GTTCATAAGAGAACGGTTAAGAAAGTAACGAGTCTTAACGAAGAAATATGAAAAGTCTTATCATCTATCTGCTTATTCGGTGGCACCTTAAGTATGATCGTAGATTTTGTCTAATTGTTCCTACTGTATCGTTGGTCGAACAGATGAGATCTGATTTTGAGAATTATGCAAAGAATGACCCTTCATTTAATGTAGATGAAGTTGTGCAGACGATTGGAGGGAAAAAATCTCAAGGCAAGATAGTTGATGAAAATAAATCAATTATTACTACGTGGCAATCATTGCAACATTATGATTCATCGTTTTATAATTCTTTTGATGTGATGTATGTTGACGAAGCACATCAAGCAACAGCAAGTGTGCTACAAAAAATATATTCATCCGCTGTTAATGTTCCATATCGTTGTGGATTCACTGGTTCCCTTGATGAGGAAAAGATTCATCATCTACAATTGGTTGGTTCGCTTGGTGATATCTTTGTTGTCACCACTACAAAAGAACTTCAGGATAACGGTACTCTTTCACCACTTAAGATTCACATGATTACTTGCAAATATCCTGAAGATGAATCAAAGGCGTTCTATCGAGCAAACAAGAAAGATTATAAGGCAGAAATTGATTATCTAAACTCGCACCTTAAGCGTAACATGTTTATTCGCAATATTGTACTTGCAAGTAAAGGTACAACTATGCTATTATTCAATTTCAAGGTACACGGCGCCGAACTATCTCGTCTCATTACAGAAAAGGTTAAGGAAGACGGTATTGATCGAAAGGTATTTTTTATTGATGGTAATGTGAGTGCGGATGAACGTGAAAAGATTCGTCAGGCAATGAATGAAGAAAATGGATGTATTCTTATTTCATCGGTTGGTACCACAGCAACAGGTCTCAATATTCCATCAATTCAAAATGTGATTCTTTGTCCATCGAAATCAAAGATTCGTAATATTCAATCAATTGGTCGAGGATTACGAAACGATAAATCAAGTGGTAAGGAAAGTTGTACAGTGTATGATCTTGTGGATGATATGTCTTATGGAAATGGTAGAAGTGCACACAAAAATTACTGTCTTAAACATGCAATGGATCGACTAAGACAATATCAAGAACAACAATTTGATATTGATTTTCATACGGTTAAGTTTTAAATTGAATAATATTATGGCAAATTATGAAATTCATCTAATTAATGGCGAAATTATTATTGGTGAAATTGAAACGATGAATCAGTTTCTTCAGGAAAGACAGCTTGAAGATTTGTTTGTTGAACTTGGGGAAACAATTAAGATCAATAATCCAATGGTAATTCGTGGTTCAGATTATGTTTCTTATTTGAAGAAGTCTCCTGATAATTATATTGTTGTACGAATGAAACACGTACTATCAATTAGTTCACTAGTAGCAGACAAGTAAAAAATAAAGGACAGAGAAAACAAATCTAACTTCTCTGTCCTTTTTGTATTGCGATAAATTGTCATCTTAATTTTGATTTTGGTCAATAAAACATAAAATCTTCAATCAACACAAAAATGAAAATTATTTAATAATTTTCATCATAAACACAATTTGTGGTGAGAGTGTTAAAGAAAGAGTTGTTTTTGTGTACTACAACTGAAGAGCCTGTATTAGAATTTGCATATACTTCTTACACTAGAATTTATTTTAAGGATGGTGATATGGAGTTCGCTAGGGTAGGGAATAAGTACAAAATTTCAGAGTTACGAACTGATAAGAGTACATATTGTGTTGCAATAGAAACGCTTGGACCGTCATCAATTGAAATAGGAAGTGATTATGGCATCAATATGTTTGTACAAGATAAAAGTCGTGCAGATTTATTCTTACAAATTAAGGACATAACCAAAAACGCAAAAGTCGAATAAGTGATAATCCATAGAACAAAAATCTATGGATTTTTTTATTTTTACTTGCAATTTTCTTTTTGATGTGTTATAATGCAAACATAAGAGAAAATTATTTTTCAAATAGTGGCATACGATATCACAAACATTAAGGACGCTGACGGCTTAACATATGAAGACCGTTGTAAGCAATATGGGATTGTTCCTGAAAAAGGAAAGAATTATTGTGACAACAAAAAATTATATGAACAACTAGTACCTTTCCATAAGGAGTGGTACGAAAATCATGAAAAGGGCTTACCACCTCCAAAGATTCCCGATTATGTTGCGGAGTCAATTTTTCTAATTGCAAATCATCTTAGCTATCGTCCAAATTTTCTTGGATATACGTATCGTGAGGACATGATTTGTGATGCAATCGAAAATTGTTTAAGTTACATTCACTATTTTAATCCTGAAAAATCACAGAATCCATTCGCTTATATTACTCAGATTTGTTGGTACGCATTTTTACGTAGAATTAAGTTAGAAAAGCGTCAACAAGTCCTAAAAGGAATGGTTATCATGAATACTGAATATGACGATCATATGCAGTTGGATCAGGGCGAAGAATCTAAGCTTTATCATGATTACCTCAACAATATTTCAATTTATACTGAAATTGCAGAAGAGGAAATCAAAAAGAAAGAAAAGAAGAAAAAATATGTACCAGTAAAGAAACAGGATGAATCTGAAAATAGTCCATTATCTGATTTCTTTGCTTAATTTGTGTATAATATATGAAGATTGCGATTATTGGAGACTTACATTTCGGTGTAAAGAATAGTTCACCTGTTATGATGGACTATCAAAATAAATGTTTTGAGTTTATCTTTGATGTATTAGAAAAGAATAATTGTAAGACTATTTTTCAACTTGGTGATACATTCGACAGCAGACGTACCACCAATATGAAAACGCTTAAATTTGCGTATGATTCTTTTTTTGATAAACTAAAAGAAAAGAATATCGATTTTCATACTGTTGTGGGTAATCATGACATCTATTACCGTGAAAATCTAGATGTGCATTCTGTTGGTCTATTGCTTGAACAATATGATAATGTTCATGTGTACGATAAGCCTACACGAATTGAATTTGATGGTATTTCGTTTGATTTCATTCCTTGGGTAGCTAAGTCTAATGAAGATGAAATATATGATTATATTGGCAAATCAAATTCACGATATGCACTGGGTCATTTTGAAATTAACAATTTTGAGGTAATCGTTAATTCATTCTTTAGCGGTGGTTCTGAAGCAATTCTGTTCCGTCGTTATCGTCATGTGTTTAGCGGTCATTTTCATAATGCACAAACAAAATACAACATTACCTATGTTGGTACTCCATATGAACTAAATTGGGGTGATGCAAAATCCAATAAAGGATTTGTCATGTTTGATACAGAAACAGAAACGTGGGAATTTATTCAGGTTCCCATCAAGTGTTTCTATCAATTATATTATGACGGTGCGGGGGAACAATCTCCAATTGAAAATATTCCTTCACAGTCATATATTAAGGTAATGGTACGAAATAAGATTGAACCGTTTCTGTTTGAACAATATCTCAATCGTTTATATCAACTTAGCCCAACTGATCTTAAGGTGGTTGAAGTACAAGAAAACCAACTGTTTGAACAAATTGAAAATGAATCAATTGAACAAATTGAAATTAAGGACACACTCAATTTGATTACGCAGTATATCGATCAAAGTGGATATCAAAATAAAGAAGAATTGGTTGGATTCATGAATGGTCTTTATTCTGAAGCGTTGACTTTACAGGAATTTTAATGTTAAAATTAAAGAAAATTAAGTTTAAGAATTTTCTGTCATATGGTAATTCATGGTCTGAAATTGATTTAACGGACGGTTCGATTAACATTATCACTGCACGAAATGGACAAGGGAAGACCGTAATTATCAATGCAATTTGTTATAATTTGTTTGGTAAGACATTTTCAAACATCAAGCTGAGTAAGCTAGTTAATACAATCAACGGTAAGAAACTAGTTACTGAGTCTGAATTTGAAATTAACGGTTCGGAATATAAGGTTATTCGTGGAATGAAGCCGTCGGTGTTTGAAATTTATAAGGACGATAAGCTTGTTGATGAAGAAGCCTGTGTGCGTGATTACCAAAAATATCTTGAAAGCGTAATTGGATTTAACCATACAACATTCCTGCAAACAACCATTCTTGGTACTGCATCATATATTCCGTTTTGTGAGTTGACAGCCGCCCAAAGACGTGTTATTGTAGAGCAGATTCTTTCAATTGGTGTGTTTTCTCACATGAATCAACTACTCAAGGGACGAATACAGCAAAACACCGAAGCTCTTACAGAAAATTCATATTCGTTAAAAAATGTAAAAGTTCAGATCAATGCAGAAGCAATGATGATTAAGTCGTTGAAAGAACAGCATGAACGAGGAATCGAGAAGATTAACGAACAAATTGAGGAAACGAATAAGAAGATTCAGGAAAAGATTGAATCAATTGAACAGCTTAATAAGAACAAGGAAAAAATTGATCCTTATCTTTCCTCATATGAAGAACTGAAAAAGGCTAAGACTGAAATCATAGTAAAGCAAAATTCAATTCAGAATGAGCTGAAGAAACTGAAGAAAGATAATAGTGCAGTACTGAAGCATAGCACCTGTCCAATGTGTAAACAAGATATCTCAGAGGAATATCGTAAGCACATACAGGATGAAATGAATGAAAAGATTGAAGTTGCAAATAAACAAATTGAAGAATATACAAACGATTTAGATGCAATTTTAAAGAAAGAAGAAAAGTTTATTAAGTTGATTGATTCATGGAACATAATTAACAATAAATTAACTTCTGATAATACTGCTCTGTCAATTCTTAATAATGAACTGATTAAGCTGACGAATGAGCTTAAGCATCCACCGTCTCAGGATGAAATTAAGAAGCATGAGTCTAACGTAAAGGAACTTGCATCAAAGGCAAAGGACTTGCTTGAGACAAAGGAACATCTAGTTAATGAAAAGATGTTGATTAGTCAGGCAAGTGAGATGCTAAAAGATTCAGGCATCAAAGCAATGGTAATTAAGCAGTATATTCCAATTATCAATAAGATGATTAATCATTATCTTAGAGAACAGGAATTCTATATTACCTTTTCGCTTGATGAAAATTTTAATGAAACAATTAAGGCAAGAGATCGTGACGATTTCTCATATCAGAATCTTTCACAGGGAGAACGTCGGCGCCTAGACCTTGCAATTTTGTTCACGTGGCGATATATTGCTTCACTCAAGAATAGTTGTTCAACCAATCTGTTGTGTGCGGATGAAATTCTTGACTCCTCGCTTGACTCTGAAGGCGCCGATTCCGCACTTAAATTGTTCCGTAATCTAAAGGATAGTAATGTGTTTATTATTTCACATAGAACCGAGATTCAGGATTCGATGTTTGATAATGTATACACGGTACAAAAGAAAAATCAATTTTCAACCATTACTAAAAATTAAATATTTTAACTAGTCCTATAATATTAAAAAAGGAAATTAAAATTGGATACACAGACTCTACTACATGAAGCGTCTCTAAGTCGCTTCTATCAACATTTTGCTGGTACGCTTGAGATGGGTGGTAATGAAGCACCTAAGGCAATTGCCATCCTTACCGCTTCTCGTGCTTCTCTTTCTAAGGCAGAAAACAATAAGCGTAATGCTGAACTACGTAAGCTAATTAAAATGGCTACGTACAATGTTAAGGAAGGTGAAGAACGAATTGGTTTCTTTAAGGTAATTGGTACATATGCAGAAACACAGGCTGACGGCACAACGAAGCGAGTCAAAGAAGACAGCACTGTTGTTGTAGCTCCAGCAAATCAGGCACAAAAGCTAAAGAAGATGGCTATGGTGCTTGGCGCAAAGTTTGATCAGGATTCTATTTTCTTTGCTGAAAATGGTCAGGCAATGCTCATTTATACACGTGATGTTATGGATGAAGCAGGAAATGTTGAATTTAAGAAAGGCCATATTACACGACTTGGTGCCTTCCATCCACAACAGCTTGGTATGGCGTTTACGAAGATTAAGGGTAAGACNNNNCGTTTGCAAAACATTTTGACTCATCTGATGATCCTCTTGTCGAATGGGAAGCAAAAGTTAAATCTGTAAAAGAAGAAATTGAACAGATTGAAGAAGGTTGCAAGAAAGAAGAGAACGACGACGAATGTGAAGATGAAAAGAAGGACTTAGAAGATAAGGATTCTAAGGGTGACGATTCAGACGACGACGAAGAAGATGAGGATGATGACGAAGAACTAGACGAAAAACTTATAGAATCTTTTAATTTCTCTGGTGTACGTCCTGTTAACCCTGGTGTTCATAAGGTTGCAAAGAACAAGCTAATGACACCTGCTAATTCTCAGAAATATATGAAGGGCATTCTTTCCAAGTGCAAGACCTATCTAAAGAAAGAATTCAAGTATTCTAAGGACATTGATGCAGAACTAGATCAGGCTCTTATGGTAATTGAGAAGTATTGCAAGAATGTTATTAAGGATGGTTCTCTACCATATCTTTCATCCTCTCTTTGGATGGTTGATGCTGGTGATCCATACACCGATCTTCCCGCCACCTATAGTTTCAGTTATAAGACTCTAGAACAAATTAAGACTGCCTCTATGGATGTTGCAGTTCGTACAGGAATTGTTGAAGCTGATGCACTTAAAAAGCTAGAAGGTGTTGTTAATTCTGTCATGGATGAGCTTGAGCCGTCTCATACGGGAAATATCAACCGTGGTGAGGTAGAAGCAATTGCTATTGATGCACTTTCATGTGTATACAATATGGAAATCTTTAATGATGAACGTTCTTTCATGAACAGCCGTCTATCAAATGCAATTTTTAACGCTTTTGGTCGTACACTTCCTGCAAACGGGACAGAAGCATTCCGTACAGCGATTGTAGAATATCTCACAAAGCATAAGACCAAGTAAGATAAACGATTAAACAGACTTAACGAGACAGATTAATTCTCTGTCTCGTTTTTCTTGACAATAGTAATATGTTGTGTTAATATACGAATTGTCAGGAAACATTACTCAATTAGGAACAAAAAAATGGCTATTCCATTTGAAATTCAGTTTGCAGATACTGATAATATTGATAAGAATGCACGACCTAAGAATCGTCTAATTAAGGGAGCACAGATTACGAAGTTTGTCAAGTCTGTGTCTACTCGTGCTAAAACCATTATCACAAAGGCGTTTAAGCATTATAGTGATTCTGAGGAGCGTGTAGCAAAGTATCTTCCTGTTGTTGAAGATGTGCTCACTAAGAATATTCTCAAAACAGGAAATCTTCCCTATATCAGTAATCAACTGTTTGTTACTCATCGTGCAGTAGATACGCTTGATTCAACCGAGTATGCATTGTCTTATGACACCATGAATAAACTGCAGAATATCACGCTTGAAGTGGCGATCAAACAAGGCATTATTCCTGTTTCGTTTGTTTCTGAAATCAATAAGCTTGTTGATACTGTATTTGGTAAGGAATTTGGGCATAGTAAGGATGCTAGTCCTGTATTGCTTGCCTGTCGTCGTGTGGTATATCAGATGCAAGCCCTAAATGATGCTCATTCTTTTAACAAGTACATGAAAGAACATCTATATGCTCTTAATCCCGATCCAATTGAACAAGACGATGAAAAGCTAGAAGAACTTAGAGTTGGTCTAATTAAGATTCTCAAGTAAAATGAAAGGACAGAAATAATAAATTTTCTGTCCTTTTTTTATTTGACATTTATCCGAAATTGTGCTAAAATATAACTATTCTAAAATCCTTAAGGATTCTATTTTGGCAATTTTACTAGATTTTTCTCAGGTAGTTATGTCTGCGTGTTATGCATTTGCTGATGAGCTATCAGTTGATTCTCATGATAAAGAAAGTGCAAAGAACATTGTACGGCATGTTATTCTGTCACAAATCAAATATTACAAATCAAAGTACGGAATCAAGTACGGCGAGTTAATTATTTCGTGTGATGGATTCAAATATTGGCGCAGAGATTGTTTCCCTCAGTATAAGGCGTGTCGTAAAGAAGCACGAAATAAATCTAATATTGATTGGAAATTGATCTTTCATATGATGGATGAATTGATTCACGATTTAAAGGAAAACTTCCCATATAAGATTATTAGAATCGAAAATTGTGAGTCTGATGATATTATTGCAACATTAACGAAATATCTTCAAACGCATGAAATCGATAGTTCAAATCCATTGTTTGATGCTCCACAAAATATTTTAATTGTGTCAAGCGATATGGACTTTGCACAGCTTCAGAAGTATTCTAATGTAACTCAGATTGCTCCAAAGAATAAAAAGAAAATCGAAGTTGATGATCCTGTGCTATACTTACGTGAGAAGATAATTCGTGGTGATTCAGGTGACGGTATTCCATCAATTGTGAACCATGATGAAGTGTTTGTTATGGGAGAACGACAAAAGAAGATTACAGCGAAGTTGTTTGAACAATTCATGGAAGAAAAAACACCAGAAAACTGTACAAA